TCCCATCTTGTGATACTTGAATTTGTAGTGCGTAATCAGAACCTTGGTCGATTACGATATCGTATGTACCTGCTGCCATTTAACTTTTACTCCTATATGCTAAATTATACCAAAAATATGAGGTGATGTCAAGAACTATTTTTGAGGGGTTATGATTTATCCTCATGAATTAGGGTATTTATCTTTTACAGCCTTCCTGCCGAGGTAGAACCCTCCAGTTTTTGCTGCATCTCCAAACTTGCCACTATCTATGTCGTGGTATAGTAAGTCTAATTGTTCTTTGAGCGCTGCATAGTATAGTGCTCTTTTTGTTGCTGTTGTTGAACCTGATTTAGTTAAATTTATATTCATTCACCCTGCCTCTTTACTGTTATTTTTTGATTACTATATTTTTTGTATCCTGCCTTTACAAATCTTATATTGTATGTACCAGGCTCTGCTGCAGTTAATGTTAAAGTAGTATCACTCATAGTTCCTGCTGAACTATCATCTATAAATACTTCTGTTCCTGCTGGTAATCCTGTTACATTTATAACTGCTTCCAGTACAGGTGTCATAGTACTGAATGTAGGATTAAAAATAGATTTTTCTATTACATCATTCCCATCGCTATTTACCCAAAAGTTATTACAGTCAAGTGTAGTATCAGTATCTTTTTCAAGATAACTTAATCCCGCATTTGCTTGTTCGGTTTTTATATCGTCTGATATATTTCCATTTGTACACCAAGACATCTCTTTGTTTGATTTATAAAATACGTGCCATATTGCCATTAAAAACTTGCTCCATTAATAAAATTCTCTTCTTTAAAAATTACATAGGCATAGCATATTGCTGCGCTATCCCCTACCGTTGTTGATGAGTTGATATTATGATAATCACGAAATGCGTTTTCTACTTCTAGAGTAGTACTAGACATAAGTACATCTAAGCCTCCGTCATTATCTTGTATTACTTCTGTTTCTTCCTCATCATCATCACTTACAATAGTTTCTTCTTGTATATTTGTTATAAAAGGACTATAAACTTTGGGGGCTACTCCGCTAGATAAATCTGAATACCTATTCCATCTTACTGCAAATGCAGGGACGAAACCTAAATTGTGAGTGATTGTAGCAGTTGATGAAGTATAAGTTACTCCACCAAAAGTAATACTTTGTTGTGGTGCACCATTTCCATCATTAAAAGCAGTTACTATTCCTTGACCAAAAGAATGCACATTTAAACTTGTTGCGGCTCTTGAATCAAAAGATAAAGGTGTAGTTAATGAAGTATCGGTTACATCAACTCCTGACCTTGATACAAATAATCCAAAGTCACTTCCTCTTTTTCCTACTAATACTCTATTTGCCATAATTAAAACAACGCCAAACTACTAAACCTTGGAACTACTGAAAAGTTAAAAATTTGTGCTGAATTTGTAGTGTTCGTAATATTGACTCCTGAAGTACTAATACTGTTTATTGTAAATGATTGTCCACTAAATGAAGTGCCACTTCCAGTTCCGCTTGTTGAAAAAGCAGACCCAAAGATTGGTACTACTCCAAAGTTCCAACTAAAATTTGTATAAGAAATTGTTGCAGAAGCATTAGCAGCCAGACTTCCTGATGTCGCTTGTCCGTTTGCAACTCCTGAAACTACTGATACTGCTTGTAGTTGAAACAATCCTTTTATATCAGCGCTTCCACCTTTATCAGTATCAAATATTAATTCATCATCTGAGCAAGTAAGAACATCTTTACCAGGTCTACTTACCCATGCTCCATAGTTACTTGACCCTCTTGCTGTTGTTCCTTTTCCGATTAATACTCTATTTGCCATAATTTATCCAAAATAAGTTGAGTTCATATACCCAAATGCACAAGGTATTCTCAATACAAAAAAACTTACATCTAATGCATTTTCATTTGCTGCAGTTACTCCATCATATCCTCTTCCGTCTGAAGGATTTACTCCTTGAAGAACATTACTGCCATCAACTGCTCCAGATTGTGCAGTAACTGGAGTCACTGTTGAAGTTGTAGTTGACCAAAGACTTCTTTCACTAACATATAGTGATACATCGCCATCTACTACATCTATTTCTCCATTATTCTTTTCTGAAAATATTACAAGAGGTATGTATCCTAAACTTGCTTTACTTCCTGTTGTTAAAAAGTTCTGTGCACTATCACCTAGTGATAGGCCTGCACCTCCTGCATATACAAGTCCTGTTCTAACTGAAGTAGAGTGAAAAAGCATATCTTTATCTGCTCCAGTTGTTACATCTATGCCAGGTTTAGATACTTTTATTCCAAAGTCACTACCTATTTTTCCTATTATTACTCTATTTGCCATTATGAACTATCCGCTATAACTATACGCGGGCCTCCGTTTCCTGCTCTTGAATCTATATCTATTGAATCATTTGCAACAGCAGTAGAACTATCTGATAAAAACTGTGTAGTTCCTGATGTAAGTTTTATTCTACCTGCTGTAACTGATGTTGATGCTGTAAAGAGTGTTTGAATTACTTGCGCAGTAGTCAAGTTAGATACATTTCCTAGCCCAACATCTGATGCAGTTGTTCCTGCTCGTATATCAGCCGCTGAAGTATTATCTACATTTCCTAGTCCAACATCTGACTTAGTTGTTCCTGCTCGTATATCAGACGCACTTAAGTTAGATACATTCCCTAGTCCTACATCACTTGCAGTTGTGCCAGATCGTATATCAGACGCACTTAAGTTAGATACATTCCCTAGTCCTACATCACTTGCAGTTGTCCCTGACCTAATACTAGATACAGATGATGTTGCTGCATCTCCTAGTCCTGAAACATCACTACTTGTTATATTTAGACCTGATGCTGAAATAGTTACTGCTCCTGCGGTACCTGTTGAACCATTTATAGATTGTATTGGTGCTGCTGCAGCGGCTTGTGTAGAATTGACAAAGCCACTATCATTTGTTAAACTTCCAATAGTCAGACCACCTGTTCCAGATAATTTAATTCTATCTGCTGTGATTGTTCCAGTAGCAATATTACCACCATCAATACTTGTGATTGCTGTTCCACCCTCACTGAATGTTCCTCCGCTGAAAGTAACTACTCCAGAGAAGTTTGTGTGCTGTACAATAGTACTATAACTTACAGTACAAGTTGATGAACCTGCACTAGATTCTGTTCCAAAGTATCTTACAGTCCAATGAGTGTTTTGTGTTGGGTCTTGTGTTCTTGGTTGGTTTGTCCATTTATTTACTGCAGAAGTTTCATCTAATGCTAAAACTTCTGTTGCTCCACTACCACCGTCTACATCTCCAGTAGCGAATCTATAAGTAGTTGAGCCTGGTGCACTTGGTGCTCCTGATGTTGTTTTTTCGTAGTATAAATAACCTTGTACTGACCTTAGTCCATCAGCACCATCACTACCTACAGTTCCATCTGTTCCTTTCAATGCTTTTGTTAATGTAATAACTCTTGTAGCAATTGTGCTTCCTGCTGCTAAGTCTGTAACTGTTACTGTAATCGTAGCAGAACTTGATGCAACTGCACTTACTGTGATTACACCACTTCCACTTACTGCGGCAGTACAACCAGAGGCAGATATTGATAAACCAAATGTTGCTGCTGTAGTTCCTGAAGATGCAAAACTAAATGCGGTTGTTCCTTTTGATACTGTATAAGAACAACTAAATCCATTTATCACAGAACTTGATAAAGTTCCAGATGAATCTGAAGATAGGAAAGTATGGTTCTCATTACTTCCCGCTACATTGTATGCAGGCTCACCTTTTGTAACTCCGAATAGAGTTAGTGTATAACTTGTAGAACTGTTTCTTTTGACTGACCCAAATATACTATCATTGGCATAGTCAACTAGAGTAGTTGGTTTTGAGAACGCACCACCTGATATATCTACAGGTAGCGGTTCATCTGCTACAAGTGCTGTGTCGCTTGATATCTCTCCTGCTCTGAAGTAATAATCTACAGAACTAACTGTTGCTTTGAATGGATTAAATGTTGCAAGTTCAGTAGTAAATGCTGTACCACTACCTGTTACATCTCTACCAATATCACTTTGTGTTGCTGAGATTGTACCTGTTGCGGTAGCATATGGAGAGCCACCAACTGCAAAGTATGCGTCAGAAGCACTATGTTTTTCTCTTGCTACAAATTCACTTGCACTTTTATCGAATAATATAAATCCTGTTTCATTATTTGATAGTCCACTAAAGTCTAGATTAGATTGATTTGTTACAGTAGTAGTTGCTCCAAGTGCTGAATAATTAAAATCATCAGGAGTAAAACTTACAAGTCCTGTTGTAGTATTTAACTCAATAGAAGCATTAGTTAGTGTACCTGTTTTATTTACAGTATATTGTGCACCTTCGTCTTCTTCTCCTAAATTTACTGTCTGGAAGTTAACATCAAAAGTACCTGTAACTACTGGTGATGCTTTACCTAACATATTGAATACTCTTACTCTTATATAGTATGTTTGTGATACTGCATCTTCTAGTGCAAAGTCTGTACCTGTTGTACTACCTGCTGTTAAGAATTTTACATTATCAATAGAGTATTCAACTACATACTCTCTTACAAATGCGTAAGAACTTCCATCTGCGTTCTTAGGCTCTTCCCATGTGATATCTAAAACATTTGTTTTTACACCATCGGACAAGAGTCTTTGACTTGTAGATGTTCTTAATTTTGTTACATTTGGAACTGCGTCGTTTGAGTTTGGTAAGAATAAAGTATTATACTCTTTAATTGGTTCATTCTTATCAACATTATCAAACTTAGTTGGATTATATTCTAAGCCAGTAATAGAAAATTCCATATTTGAATCTTCTGCTACAGATACTACTCTAAATTGTTGTGCTACTTGTTCTGTTTTTCCAGTCGTTAATGAAGGCCTTTGTATTACAAACATTTGGTCAACAACTGGTGCTGTGCTATAATTACCTGATACAGTAACAGTTGTTTTGCCATTACTTGTTCCATCTATACTTGCAAGAGTTTTTTCCTCAACATAACTGTATGGAGTAAATTGTGTGAATACTGTATTACCACTATCGTCTTGTATTTTTTGAGAAGCCTCAATAGTAGTTATACCTGATATAATATCTCCTCTTACAAAAGAAGACCCGCCTATAGTTGCAGAGTCTTGTGCAAGTAAACATTTTTGTCCTGAAAAAGAAATACTAACTTTATAGTCACTTACTGCATAACCAGAATCAACTGCAAACTCTCTATCGAGTGTAAATGTGTTTGTGTCTGTTACCGCACTTATTCTTCCGCCCCATGACTTACCTTGTTTTCTTCTATCAAGAACATTTATAATATCACCAGGCTGTAAGAAACTTGCATTAATAGAAGTTTTAAAACTTACTGTTTGAGTATTAAGATTCTCACTTAACATCTTCCATTTACCTAGTCGTCTTGCTTGTCCTCTTGATGTACAACCAAAAGCAACTAACTTAGAAGGTTTTACAAAGTCATCATCTAATTGTAATACTTCTTCGTTTTCAACATACTCTTCTCTTTTTCTGTATAAATCTTTTGGATTGTTCCAAGTAACAATAACTTGATTACTCCTAGATTTAAGTGCACTGCCTTCGTATTCAAACTCTCCATTTATAACATTACCATTTGAGAACTGATAAACAGGGTCTTTCTCTGAGTCTTGAACAACAACTGCTTCTCCATTTTTCCATACAATCATACCTCTCATGACACTTGCTAAATCACTGATAACTTTAAACGCTTCTGCTTTTGTTTGTAAAACTACATTGGCAGCAAATCTTGGCTCATGTAGTCCTGTACTGCCACTTGGTATATAGTTAGTATCACTAGTTGCAAATAGTGATAAAAAGTCTGCTGCTGGTATATTAGCAGGAACAAGTTCATCACAGTATCTACCGATACCAAATAGTTCCCACTTATTTATTTGTGCTGCTGTAATATAGTTTCCTAGTCCATATCTTTTGTTAGTCATTAAGTCATAAAGAATCCATGCAGGGTTATTAGACCATGACTGATAGAAACTACCGTCCCAATCTTGTTCAGTTGTAGTTATCTTTTCAGTACTTGGACTTCTTCTGTAATGAGCAGGGATAAAAATTTTCTCTACCGCACTTACTGTTGTAGTTGCACTAGAAGTTGCTCCTGTGATAGTACCTCCACTTACTGGTACATCTCTTGTGCTTGTTCTTCCTCTAACATAAATAGTAGTTGAGCCAACAATCTTATCAATAACCATACTAGCAACAGAGACTGAAATCGTGCCACTTGGTGACCCTGATATATCTGAAGCCTCAGAATCAAGAGGCACTTCATATGTCAGTTTTGTTGTAGTTGTTACAATACAATCAAAAGTTCCGTTATAATTACTAACCGATGCTCCTGCCACCGTAAGTTGGACAATATTACCTACAGGAAGACCGTGTCCACCATTAATTGTTATAGTTGCAGTTTGTTTCTTTGTATTTGAATCTCTAGTACCGCCTAGAGCACTTGCTGTGATTGCTTGAGAGATAGATTCTCCCGTTTGAAAACTTGTTGTACTTGCAACAGTTAACTTAAGGCCATCGTAGTCGGGCGGGACATAGTTTGTTGGTACAGATATTAATTTACCATCAATCTCATATCCACGCTTGGGGATACTATTGAAGTTTTCTGCGTCTATATTTCCAGCAACATATGCAGTAAAAGGGTATTCCAGTTTGTCAGCAATCGATGCTTCAATGCTCTCTACGAAAATATCGTTAGACACCTGGTTGTCATCATCACTACTTGGAGAACTTGACAATCTAGTAACTTCTATCGCCCAGTCAAGTATGCCTTCATCGTCTTTTATATCTTCAATATTGAAACCAAAAGTATGAGCATATTTTGCAGTACACTTTCCTCTAAACCCTGTATTAAACATTGTTACAGTTTTTGTAGTTCCTGCATTATTTACATATCTTAATTTAATTGTAAAGTTTACACTTGTTTCGTGTTGGTCACCTTTCTTCTTTCCTGTTTTTACTAATCGTACCATAGCGTTAGTAAAGATTGTAACTTTTAGATAATCAGCATTTCTTTTTTCAAACTGTGAACTAGATATAGTAAAATATTGTGGTTCACCATCTTTTAGTACTGTTCCACTCTTTTGTTCTACTATCGCTGCTGTAGGAAACTCTGCAAAGAATCTACCATCTGGCGTTTGGTTTGCTAATCCATTTGCAGTTACAACTTCAAAGTTATCAAAGTTTGCAGTCTTTGAAATATTACCTGTTGCTAAATCAACATCTCTAAGTCTTGTTTCATCAATAAAAATAGAAGCATCGCCATGCACTAATCCTTTGATTGGCCCTTCTGCTATGGCATCAATAAAAGTTGCACTCTGTCTTGCAAATAAGTTATCATCAGCAGCGTAAGACGAGCCTCCGCCTCCGCCTTTACCTCCACCGGATCCTCTGATTATTATTGGCTTAAACTTCTTACTCAATTTGATTCTGTGCTCCTGTTTCTCGACCACCTCGGCCGCCACCGCCGCCTCCGCGACCGCCGCCGCCACGACCGTAACTTCCTGTATTAGTGTTTTGTCCATACTTAGACCCTGGTGTTCTAAAGTTGCTAATACCCACTAATTTTCTCTTTGATGAAGCGCCTGCTTTTGACCTCGCTGTTTGCGTAAATATCGAAGCAGATATAGTGGAAGACCCTGTTAATATTCTACCATATACTAAAGGTACAGGGCCACCTTGTCTTGTTGTGTTTACTGCTCCACTAAATAAATAGTTTTCTGCTCTTTCTTCTGCATCTCCTGTGTCTGGTTGTGGAGAAAGCATTTGTAATAGTTGTCCTGCAACCATCATCATACCGACACTAGACATCATACTTCCTAAAAATCCTATTCCTGAGAATGCTTGTGCACTAAGTGCAGCCCCTCCTGCTACGGCTTCAAATGCTGCCGCGTTTTGTGCCATTCCACCAATTAGTCCTGTACCACCTGTTCCAGCGGCATTGACAGCACCAAAACCTTGAATACCTATTCCAGCAAAACCACCGGTGGCGGCTATAAGAGCCATACCAACTAATATACTTAGTCCTCTACTTTTTGACCCCTCTACGACAGGTACAAAGTGCATAGGCATACCAACTGGGACAGGGTGTATCATATCCAAGTCAGTCTGTACTCCATCAGGTCTTTCTAGTTCTTTATCGCCAAAAACAATTTCATATGCTAGACTGTCTGCTGCATCAATGAGATACTGTTTAAAGCCCTGTCGTTGAACAGCGATTGCCTGCAACGCCTCTGATGGCGAGGCAACATCGAGGTTCCATTCGTGACCGAACTTATCCCCTAATACTCCTTCTAAATAAACTTTTCTCATATCATACTCTCATGTCTAACAACCATTCTTGTAATGTTTCTCCATATACCATTGTAATTATCTCTACAAGATAATCTGCTTGGTGCATGATGTAACATTTTAAAGTTGCCCATATAGACGCCCGCGTGGTTTGTTACTTCACTATTTAATGCCATCAATATGACATCATTCGGTTTTAGACTTCCGTCTGTTACTTTCTTAAATCCTTCTTTTTCGTAGTGTTCTACATAGAGGTTTTGTCCTCTTTCCCAGAACTCCCACTCGTACTGATACTCTCTGATGTGTATACCGATAGTATCAAAATAATCTTTTATAATTGTATAGCAGTCATATGCTCCAAATACAAATGGTCTACCTATCAATGGTAGAATCTCATTCTTGGACTCTAACTTTATATATTCTTCTGTGTTAAATATATACCAAGGTATGCCTAATCTATCACAGGCAGCCCTATCTAAAGGACTTGGTTCTAAATCACCATGTGGGTGACTGTGTACTATTCCAACTACATCACATTCTGCATTTATATCTCTATAATCTTTTGGATCGATTACAAAGTCATTTAATTTATCAAATGCTTGATTTTCTGTTGGATAAAATTTCATTCTACCTTTACGAATACCTACAATACCACATGCTTCTTCTGGTATCTTGCTTCC